AGGAATTGCGCTAAGATCAACCCAGCCAGATTTTTTACGCTCTACACCTTCGCTAGTCGCTTCTGTTTGACTTTCCTCTACCTCAGATTCCTCTTGCTCATCCTGAACCTCATCTTCGATAGGCTGCTGCCCAACTTCTACGTCTAAATCAAAGTCGCTTTCATCTTGCATAACTTAACCTCGTAGGTCACTTGTGGATAATTCTATCACTGTTCAATAAATAAAACACTACTGCATGTCCGCCATTGCGTTAGCAGTTTCGCTGTAAGCCTCAGCGACAGCAGGACTAACAATAGCCTCAGCACCAGAAGCCTCTCTTAATTTGTTCAAAGTGTCTGCCATCTTGTTCAATATATCAACCATTTGAGCCTGTTGGTCTAGGCTGTCCTTCCCTTTTTGGTCGGCCAATTGTTGTGCTTGAATGGCTTGCTCGAATTCCATTTTCTGTTGAGCTTGTTCGGCCTTGACCATTGCTGTTTGCGACTCAACTTGAACCTTAGCTGTTTGCGCTTGAGCTTTTTCAACCTCAGCCTGTGCTGTAGCCATTGCCAAAACCTGCATGGGGTCTGGCTGTTGCGGTTGCTGTGCTCTCTGTGCGGCTATTTGCTTCTCTTGTTCGGTCATTTCATCTTCAGGAATCAGTCCTTGCTCAAGCATAGATCGACGCTCGCGGGCGGCCAGCTTATCCATTCCCGGCGCATCAATTGAGCCAAGGAATATATCCCGGTTTCTCATGAGAACATCAGGCATCACGGCGCCGATTCTTTCAATTGCCTCTGCAGCTTCGCGCCTCATTGACTCAGTGCGTGGAACAACATCAGAAACAACATCATAAGACCCGATAGTCAGGTCATTAATCACTACTATTCCGTTTGGTGTCATTACCTCGCGATCCAATCTTACTTCTTCAGGCTCGCCTGATTCATTGTTGATTGTCTTTCGTCCTGAGTAGAGCTTTTGCATGGCTCGCATGGATACTTTTGCAAGCTGCTTGGCAAATCTCACCAATGCCTTCGCGTATTCAAGGTCAACAACATCACCCTTTTTCTGTAATAAACTAATTGCATCGCCCGACTGGTTTGCCATTGTCAGACCATCGGATGCGCCCGATTGTCCAGATGCATCATCCAGACCCATGCGGGTTAATTGTACCGCAACACTCAAAGCCGGGCTAATCCCTGATGATTCGACTGATTGCGGTACATCATATGGATTGTCAAACCCATCATGAACAAAAACAGGGTCTGAATTGTTGTTATAGGTTTTAAGTTTTGATTGTGCATTTGCTGACGAAATACCACTCTTGCCAACCCATATTTTAGGCTTTGGAGCCAGTGCGGTATCGTACATGATGCGAGACGCAAGGAAATTATGCGCTCTCTGTGGATCAAGTAAGTCTTGAAACTTGCCGTAACAAATAGGCATGTTGTTTACGATATTGAAGTTTGGCATACACGGAACGACAGGGAGATACTCGAAAACAGTCTCCTCAGAATCGTTCAGCCATCCTTTGTTATCATAGTAGCGAACGCAAACCTTGAACGCTTTACGCTTGCGAGACTCCACCCCCTCCATAGGTAGGCCGCCAGCTTTTAGCTTCTCGAAATCTTCTTCACTGATTACAGTGCCGTCAGGAAGCTGATAAATAGTCTTATCAACAGATTTTTTGTAGAACAGTCGAGATATTAAATGACCTTCGCGCTTTTGCGCCCAATGGTTCCAATCTTCAGAATCACACCCTAAAGATTCAGGCTTTCTATCTTCTTTGCATATTTCTTTGAATTCTTCGTCTGATACTGTGTAGTCGACAGTTACCGCGTCAGCATCCTCAGCGGTTGCCTTCTCCCAGTTACCAAAGAACCAAACCCGATTTACTGAATCAGGAATATCCCGAAGGAACAACTCTTGGTCGAATGAATCGTCATCAATGTAATCTTGCTCGATCATTGCGGCATGGAATCCGCCGATCATCACGCGCTTTAATGCGGTTGAATATAGGTCAGCAGCTTCGGAGCGATCCTGAACAGCTCGGTATAATCCTTTGAACTTGGTTGCTGTTTCTTTTGATGACCCACGGCCTGACGGCTTGAAGTCTACCATAACATCTTGATTGGCAATTTCACCATATGCCTTTAATACTTTCTTTTTCGCAACGTCAAAAGTATATTTTGGTCGCTTGGCGTCCCATACAGTGCCTTCGCCTGAATACCGATCATCCCACATTCCGCCCGGCATCTCGAAAGCATTAATGCATTCTCTTTGCTTGTCCCGAATCTCTCTTTCAAGCTCGAAAGCTGATTCACGACATTTCAATACTTCTTTGTGATCTTCGTAGTTTTTCATTAGTCAAACTCTATAAATAGACCAGATTTAGATTCTGTCATTTTATCATAGCTTTGCCCAAATTGCCTAAAGCTGTCGGCGGCCTCTGAATGTATGTCATGTTTAGGATGATCAGTGAATCTTTCGTTAGTAGCGCTCCATGCTTTCTTGTAGTTAGCAAGATGATTTAACCCCTCTTTACACCCATCTTCATCAAACCAGCATGTAGCAAATGCGTTTCTTGTTGCTTGAATACCGATGTTTACATCCTCAACAACTTTCACTATCTCAATGTTCTTTAGTCCAAGGTTCTCAAGCATGTTCTTTGGGTTTAGGTTGTTATTTTGCCCTTGTCTTATGTGGTTGCCATCGTGAGGCAAGTAATGACTCCCCCAAACCCACCCAGTCTTTTGCATCTCAGTTACAAAATAGGAGTAAGGTTCTGCCCATGCTTCAATGAACTTAATGAAATTATCATACTGCCCAATCCTTTGGTGAAACCAGATTGCGCATCCGTCACCTGAACCGATATCCCAAAACGTATTAACGGGATGCCCGGGGCGATATGGCAAGTTAGTAACTCTCCCATCCTTTCTGGCTTTAGCTAATTGAACAGTGTAGTAGCATCCCTCTGTAGATTGTTGGAATGCTTCTTTAGGAGTAGACGGATATTCCTGCCACATACTTTCGTCGGATCCAGAGTAATCAGCATCACGTGTAGCAACCCACCAAGCTCTTTGTTGAATGTCTAGCGCTGTTCCTGCTTCAGCTTCCACCTTATCAAAATAAGCATGCTCCTTTTCACTGATAGTAACCGGCTCGCTGAGTCGGTATCTCTCCTCACCCCACCAAGGGAAGAAGTGAAAGGCATAGTCTTTAGGCGTTGGATTCGTTATCTCTTGTGCGCGCTTGGACATTCGATAGAAGTCACCCTCTTGCCCTTCGGCAGTTGACTCTATGAATATCACACCATTAGTGGGAACGGAAGGTATAGAACCAGTGACGACCTCTTTAGCTCTATCAGGGAACTTTGCGCATATCTTGCCAAACTCTGAGATATGTAGGTACTGCAAGGTGCCAGACCGCATAGATGTGCCAACACGGATAGAACTATTGTTATGACTGAATAGCAGCTCTGACGCGCTATCCCTTGATAAGGTCATGACCTTGCGTAGTTCTTCTGGCAGATTATCGTAGGCGTGTTTTACCTTGTCCCTGAATATAGTCTTGGCTGCATCGTCATTGTGAGCAACGATACCAGCGCGGATGTTTGCCCTGAACAATGCGCAGTCAAGAAAGTAAATAGCAACCAATGTAGTAAAGCCAAGCTGACGCGCCTTGAGAATGATATTTCTCTTTCGCATCTTCTTGAGGAGTTTTAACTGTGCTGCATTAGGAATGAAGGGGACGGAAAGCGCATCCTCTCCATTATCCCCCTTGATCATTATCTTGTAGAGTGACCCTGATGTTAATCTCCACCAAGGATCGGAAAACTTATCTTCTAATGCTTTGACTTGTGCATTCATTGAGGGTCTAGTGTTTTGCCTAAAACTTTAGCAATTAGTGAATTGATAGGGTTATCTTCTTGCAGACCTAAATCAATCTCGGTCTTTTCCTTCCATCCTGCTCTTGTCTTCATCCAAAATATCATAGCCGCTGTATCGCCGCCTTTGGCCTTGTTGAACAATGCCCCGCCTATAGTCGCATTAGCCATCGCAATAGCCAAATCAAGCTCCTCTCGATAATGCAAGCGCAGAGTTTTTGCATCGATACCGATAACCCTCGCGATGTCCTCTTGAGGGGTTCCGATCATGGCGTGTAGCTTTACTGTGTCACGCTGTAGTTTCGTTGGTTCGTGCAATGAGCCTTGAGTCATACGTCCGCCACCCCATACTCGCCTGTGCGGCCATTAATGAACATATCATTAAACTTATCGCCAGTTGACTCATGGACAGCTTCTTTCCCAGTGAAATCCTGCCATCTTTTTATAATCACATCGCAGTATTTAGGATCAAGCTCCATAAGGTACGCAACCCTCCCGTTTTTCTCAGCAGCAATAAGCGTTGTTCCGCTGCCCCCAAAGCTATCCAAAACGATGTCTCCTCCCTTGGTGTTGTTTAGCATTTGATACTCAAATAATGCAACAGGCTTCATTGTTGGATGCTCGCCGTTTCTTGCCGGCTTGTCAAACTCCAATATTGTCGTCTGCTTCCTATCAGCCGCCCACAGGTGCCCGGAGCCATCCTTCCACCCATACAGGCAAGACTCATGCTTCCAATGATAATCTTGCCGCCCCATAACCATTGTTGATTTCTTCCATATCAAACACTGACGAACCTTCCATCCAGCATCGTAAGCCGCCCCACGGAAATTATAACCCTCCGAGTCAGCATGCCATATGTAAAAAACAGCGCCTGCCTTCATGACCGTGTCGGCAGCAACATAGCAGTCTCGCAAGAATTGCCTGAAATCGCCGTCCGCCATAGAATCGTTTTTGATTGTTAGTGCATCTTTTGTTTTGCCCTCATAGGCTACATTATAAGGCGGGTCTGTAAGCCACATGTCAACCTCGCGCCCGTTACATAAAGCGCCAAGCGCATCAGTGCTTGTGCTGTCGCCACAAACAAGCCTGTGCTTGCCCATTACCCAAATATCACCTAAAACAGTCACTGGGTCTACAGGAGGCTCTCCGCACTCATCTTCATCAGTTAGCCCATCAGTTGAATCAATTGGATTTAATGAATCAATGAAATCCATATCAAAACCAAGCAAGTCTATATCAAAATCAACGCTCTTCAGGTGGTCTATTTCAAGCTTGAGCCTTTCGATATCCCATCCAGCATTTAATGCAAGCTGATTATCAGCTATTACATATGCACGCTTTTGTGCATCGCTAAGGCCGCTTAGAACAATAGAAGGCACTTCTTCAAGTTCTAGTTTTCTTGCAGCCAAAAGCCTGCCATGTCCGGCTATCAGGCCGTTACTTTCGTCAATAAGTATGGGATTTGTAAACCCAAATTCACGAATGGATGCGGCTATTTGCGCAACCTGATCATCGCTATGAGTTCTGGAGTTAAGTGCATAAGGAATCAAATCACTGACTTTTGTCTTTTTATAGGCGGGAAACTTATTATCTGACACTATATTTACCTCGCTAAATGGTTGCCCATCACAAGGTTGCAGTGTATCAATCATGGTGTTTTTTTACAATGTCCACTTATAGTCAACAAATAACTCTGTCTTTTGATACTCATTCCCATCTTCATTAATTGGGAATCCCGAAAGCCATTGGCTGTGGTGCGATATTCCATAAGACCATCTTCCATGCTCCTTTCCTATCTCAATCCTCGCGCTTAGCTTTCCTCCGGTATTGAAATAAACCTTTTCGCCTGTTGTCCTGACTATGTGATCAGTCTCGATTAGCTTG